GACTGAGTATGGTGACTGTGGCTCGCCCATCATGGCCATGGCTCCAACACTTAATTCCAAGTGGGTTGGAATACACTCACGCGGAAACAATACAAAATCCATTGCTGTCCCTATCTCACGTGAATTGATTGATGAAATGGAACAACAGGTCACTGTGTTTGAGAGTGTGCCCTCTCTAACTGTGGAACACACAGAGATCATGCATACTGTACCACAACGGTGTGAACGAACTGGACTTCTGTTGATCGGAATCCCTAAGCGTAAAGTTTTTGCTCCGATCACAACCACCAAATACAAAACTGGACTTGATATTGATTCAGGTTTCGAACCATCCATCAAATCGATGTTTGATCCTCGCAATCTGATGAGACGCGAAGTGCTTGATGAAGGCATTGCCCGTTATGGAGATCGTCCTCCGACAGATTTCAAGCTTGAAGAAGTGGAAGAAGCTGCCGAAGCCATCGGCCGATATGTCGGCGCTATGATGGTTTCGCGTGATATGAAGACCCGTATCCTCACCAATACCGAGGCAATTAACGGGCCTGAAAAAGAAGAGTACCCAGCATCCAAACCTATTGATAGGAATGGCTCTGTTGGATACCCTTATGCCCAAATTAACCCGGGACGAAACACAAAAGGCGATTACCTTCACCAAAATGATAAGAATTTGAAGTGGTATTTCAAGAGTGATCCGGCTTCACAACAAATTCTCAGCGGCATCAACCGAATAGTTGTCAATGCTAGGAATGGTGTGGACATGGAAATCCCTTGGATTGCTTACTCCAAAGATGAGCCTGTCAAGCTCAAGAAGATCTATGACATGCAGAGTCTGAAGACTCGAGTTTTCTTCTCCGGCCCCGCAGATTATCAGCTCGCCTACCGCCGATATTTTGGCGCAGCTCTTTGGCGAATTACAGAACTCCACTTATCAATCCCCATTCGTGTTGGGATCAATTGTCTCTCTCTTTCATGGACAGATCTTGGTATGTCTCATGCCAAGGTTGGAAAACGAGGCTTTGCTTCGGACATGGAAAATTGGGATGGTTGCGTACCACTCGAATTTCTCCAACAAATTCCAAAAATTTACAACATCATCTACAAATTGACCGATCCCCTCTGGACTCCCCAAGATGATGTAGCAAGACATGCCCTGCACAAACCGGTCCAAGGCGCCACAGTAATTGTGCGTGATAGAGTTTATAAACTTGATCATGCCATGGCTTCAGGTTATCCTGGAACCGCGATAGATAATTCCTTTATCAATTGGATGCTTTTCTATTGCTGCTGGAAGCGCATTGTAGGATCAAAAGATCCGTGCAGGGGTGATTTCGCAACTTTTATGCGAGACACGTGTCTATCAGTTTACGGTGATGACAATTTAATCACTATCGCTGACCCCCTTCTTGACATATTTCATTTTAACTCCTTTAAAGAAGAAGCTCGAAAATTCGGATTCCGAGTCACCGATGCTGCCAAGACAGGAAAAGAAGTTCCAAATCACCAACCTCTTAATGAGCTGGAATTTCTTAAACGAACCTTCAAGGAAGATCCGATCGGATATTTACCACCCTTGTCCCTTCCTTCTATCCTGAAGAGTCTTGAATGGATTAACGGACCTCAATCATATGACCTCAAAAGAACATACCCTTACTTCCGAACGATTACTGATAAGGCTTTGGTAGAACAGAACCTTATCGCGACCTGGCCCGAACTTGCCGTTCACGGCAAGAAAATCTATGATGATGCAGTGGACTACATTATCCGTGCCGCTCGTGGCACAGACATTATGATCAACCCACCCACGTTCAAAGAAGCTCTTCGAACGACTGACTTTTATTAGATACTTGGTAAACTTTCTCTATAACTAATTGGTACTCTCGTTATATTTCGTTTTCAAAATTATAAAAGCAATATTTCTTTAAAATGTCAGATGGACTCGGC